TCTTGAACAACATCAATAATTTCTGATCTATACAATTCTATATTGATACCAAATCTATCAGAGAAGGCAGTAATAAGTGCTTCTCTAACTGAAGTTGCAAGTTCAGCCCTTGATCCCGTATATTCATCTGTTTTGAAAACATCCAATTCTATTTGTAATGGAATTTGATATTCAGGAACCATCCAACCAATATCAGACATTATATATTTGTATCCTTTATTTGTAACATAAACCATCTGTTCTGTTTTTGGTTCTGTATATACAAAGATCATAGCGGTTGAATCAACAACTGTAGCGATTTGATCTTCTTTGTTTACAAAATCATTAACACCTTTTCTGATAATATATCTATCTCCTGGCTCTGCACCAAATGCTTCCATAGGATCGGATATAATATCTACAACAGGAAGAATATCAACTTCATTCAGTTGCATATTTTGCATCAGTCCTGTTGTATTTGCAAATTTAAAATTAACAAAATCTGTTGCCATCTTATAATCTTTGAATGTCAGAGTAGATAATAGTTGTTGTAATACTGTTGATTCAAAATCTTTTGCAGTAATTTCATCATAATATGTTTTCTTAACTGTAGGTATATCATATACAATGAATCCTGTAGAATCACTTGGAACAACATTTGACATAGCAAAGTCGCTAAGGTCTTGTCTAAAAATAAATGTTGCTGAATATTGACCAATAGGGCCTTCTACTGGATGAGTCAATGTAAAGTTATATGTGATTTCTCCCTTTGGAAGAACTCTATAATTTGGAATAGTTAATATAAATATACTAGCTGTTGAATCGTGAGTCATATCATATGTAGATCCTGTTTTTGTAATTTCCATTTCACAGGTTACTGTTGCTGAGTCTGTTTCATCAGCTTGATATGCTAAAGATATTACAGCAGCGTTTCCACTTTTTTCAACTCTAATAACATCAGCATACATATTATATTCTGAACCATAACTTGTAATCAGAACTGGAGATTGTTCGATTTCATACATTATATATGTATAAGAAGCTGAGGTATTAACTTCATCAATCTCCATATCAAATACAGTATAATATTCTTCTCCACCATGTGTTAAAATAGTTTGTCTTGGAATATATGTGTCTGTAAATGTGTAGTATAGATTTCTTGTAGGAACAATTTGATTTTCAAAAAGAATAGTTGAGAATAATGCAATTTCATTTGTTTTTAAATCTGACCTTTTCAATACTGGTAAAGAATTAGGACTTAATGGAGAGTTATCAATAATTGCACTTGCATTGATAAAATCATTTTCTGTTACTAATCTTTCTAAAGCAGTAATGTTTGCAATAGCATTTCTTCTTACTTCTTCTAATGATTCTTCATCACGACCATTGATAGCTGGAGAACTATTTATTACTTCAAATTGAACTTGTTGCGTTACTCCTAAATCAGTTTGTGTATATATACGATCACCATTTTTGATAGAACCAGAAATAACATTTCCATCAGCTCCATCAGTTAGTTGTAAATCAACAATAACAGTAGAACCAGCTGGAGGTTGATAACCAATAAGACCATTTCCAAAAGATAATTGAACACCAGTTGTTGTTCTCTTAGATACAAACCCTTTTGTATTTTCATCCATTAAATAAAGACTTGAATATTCTGTGTATGTTTCTACAGCAGAAGAACCAGGTGGTGTTACTGTTACTTCTATAGCTGAAACTTTTCCAGAGAAAGGAACATCTGCTGAATAGAATTGATATGTTCTTAGATCATCAGGAACTTTAAATTCTTGAGTTTCTGTTTTGTATTGTCTGAATGGAAGAACAAATGAGAATGTTCCAGCTTCGCTATCAATACTCACAGGCATATTATATACTTTATTATCTTCTGTTACAACTACTGTAACATTAGTATTATTCACTACATTAATTCTAGTTATATAATATGTAGAAAAGAATATAGTATTGTCTGCTGAAACTCTATATCCTTCTGGAAGAGAAAATTCAACATCAGGATCTGAAAATCCAAAAGGTATTGTAAATAAAACATTTACATTTGCAGGTTCTGCTTCTCTTGTATTATATCCTAAAAATGTAGCAAGGTTATAAATTGATTCTGGCAACTGTGCTTTTGTAAGGAAGAATTCTTTGTATGCAGAAATTTGATAGAATAAAATATTACTTGTTAGAGTTGAAAGAATTTCAATAAAATATGCGATAGTAGATGATTTAGTCGGATCAAGGTTTTCCAACTCTAAATATTCTTTCATCAGATTAGTTATTTGACTTCTAATCTGATCTCTAGATTTATATATCTGATACGAAGTTGCCTGAGTTGTAGTTGCCATTATTTATACCCTTATATGAAATATAGTCCGCTGTTTTTATCAAACAAGTCTTTGGCTGTTACTTTAAGATTTTCACTCTTCTTTAATAATCGAGTCATAAATTCTGCATTTTCCATTGTATGAATTTGTTTGTCATATTCAAAGAAAACATAAGAATTAACAACTTGTAAATTAAGCTGATTTTCTGTTACACTTTGTTCTATTTCACATTTAAGTTTCCAGAATAATCTATCTGCATTAGTTGATTTTTCAACACCTGTAACAGAGAATACTGGATATACATTATTAGATGGTCTAAGATAATCTTGCTCCATTTTTATTTTGTCATTTGGTAATGGCGTAAATCCATATGTGCTTGGGATTGTAATTGTTGTTTCGTTCTCTTTTATATAACCTATATCTTGTCCATCAAATGCTGTTGTAATTTCATCAGGAAAATAAACAGGAAGTAAGAGTATTTTATCCCATCTAACTCCAGAAAGATTACCTACTTTTTCGTAAGGACCACCGAAAAGATTTTCATCTTCCCAAATTGTACTTGTAGGATTTATATGATAATAAGTTGTTAGAAACGAAACGGAATGCTTACTATAGAAATCATAGATCAGTCTTTGATAATCATGTATGTAACCATATACTCTTTGATAGTTTTGCATTATACCGTCTCAATTGTAGTATCGTCAAATTTAAGAGTAAGGACTCCCTTCTCTCCTTGATAAGAAACAATAATTTTTAAATTAGCTCCTTTTTTATTCGGAAGAAATGAGACTTCAACTTTTTCAATAGTAGCACGATCATCATACAATCTTATACGATATACAACCTCTTCCTTTATTCTATCAAGAGTCATTTGGTCAGCAGGTTCAAAAACCATCTTATGTAAATCGCTTCCAAATTCAGGGTCATGTATATATGTTCTTCTTGGAGTTTGTAAAATATTATTCCATGATGAAATAATTACATTTATATTTTCAATTCTTTTGAAGTCTCCACTAGGGGAAATTTTCGGAAGATAGTCGTAAATCTTTTTTCTAGAACCAACTACATTTTTACGAAATCTATCTAAAAGATTTGCCATGTATTATTTCCTCTTATTAACAGCCTCATCTATCAATTTACGTTTTTCTTCCTCAAAGTCTGACTTCCACTTTAAATAGTTATTGAATCTTTTAACCGGCATTTGTACAATGGTGCTATAAGACATTTTCCCCATTTCCATACAAGAGAAAATGTTCTTTTCTAGTATCTCGCGGTACTCGTTTATTTTATCAAACCGCGTACACCATGCGAAAAAAATTGGCTACAAGATCAAGGTTAATGTCTTCGACATTATCACAATGAATACAAGTAGCTTTCATCAATAGATTAATTCCATATTGACCAAAGTTTTCTTTGTAAGCTTTGTAAACCTCTCTCTTGTCCTTGGATGGAAGTACTTTATATGCATCTAAAATATCATCTCTATCTGTGTAAACTTTACTATCACCACCAGCCTCATCGTTTTGCATAATTGATTTGATGATAAGAGTTTCTATCAACATATCTGTATTAGTCGTTGCAATTGTTTTAAAAGCAACACTTTCATCAAATAATGTTGGTTGTCTTAGAGTTATAAATACACCTTTCAACATTTGCAAAGGAACTGTAATATTTTTTGTTAGAATATCTTTTTCAGGATAAGAATTGTAATTGAATGTATCAGATGCTTTTACGGTGACAGAATAATTCTTTCCACATGACCCACAAGAAATATCATAATTTCTAATTTCTTCATAAGTAATATGATACAACCCATATAGAAGGGCGTCTCTATCTTTCAGAGTTGTAGCCTTCATCCATGAATCATAAGTTGTAATATCTTGTGGTTTCTTAACTAAACAATCAAATAAACATTTGTTTAAATGCTCTGTAATTTTGTTCGCTGTTAAAAGACTTCCTTTAAGTCTTTCTTCCTCTTGAACTGTCATTGATCTGACAGTATAAGAAAGATTTGTTTGCGGTGTTATTACTTCGTATTCCGGGAGCGCAATATTAAATCCTTGAAACATTAGTCTATCTCCTTTCTATTCACTTTTTAGATTAGATTATTTTCCAGCTTTTGATTTTGCTTTTGCTATCTCTGCATCAATTGCTCTCATGCAGTTTTGTGGATTCTTTGCTTTCTTACAAGTTGCCTTTGATCTAACTAGGCTTTGAACTTTTGCTTGAGCTGCTTTTACTTTAAACTGTTGCATACAAGCTGTTTTTTGTGCACCTGATTTTCCTGAACAAGCTCTTGCAGCTTGTGAGAAGAATCTCTTATAGATTTTGGAAGCAGCAAATGCAGCCATACCAGCTAGAGCTGTTGCAGCTACAGCAGCACCACCAGTTGTTCCAGCAATTTCTTTTCCTTTTTCATATGCTTGGTGTGCTTTTTCAACACCCTTTGCAATTGTTTCGCCAGCAGGTTTTCCAGCAATTTCTTTTGCTTGATCATATGCGCCTTTAGCTTTCTTTGCTACAGCTTCAGCACCTCTTGCAACCTTTCCTTCAACATCATGATCTTTTGCAAGTTTCTTTGCTGCACCTACGGCTTCTTTTCCTTTCTCAACTACTTTTCCAGCTACTTCTTTTCCTTTCTCAACTGCCTTTCCTACTGCATGCTCAACATCGCCTTTAAGATCTGTCTTTGGTCTTACATCCCCATGTCTTGCACCGTAGTCTAAATTCTTTGCATGGTATCCTTGTAATTTATCTTTGAAGTGTTTTAGAGCTGTACTTGCATCAGCTCCTTTTTCTTTGATCCAATCTTGCAAGTCTTTTCTGAACTCTGGATCTTTCATAGCTGCAGCAGCTTTAGCACCTAGTTCATTTGCTTTATCAGCTGCCTTGGCAGTCCCTCTTTCAAATCCTTCACCAGCATCCTTTACAAAGTTCTTAATAGCAGTTGTTGCTTTTCTTACTTTTTCAGGATCTCCCTCTGTATCAGACATTGGTTCTTCTGAAAGGTAATGTTCTAGAACAGGAAGAGCTGTTGATGTGATTGGATGAATTGGCCCAATTTCAGAAATAATTGTTTGAAGAACATCTACATCAAGAGCTTCTGACAACTCTTGATAATTAGTATAAATAGATTCCTTCAAATCACTGAATAATCTTAACTCTGCACTTGAATCATATTTCTTATCTGGAAGTTCACCATTCATAGCTAGACTCATAATTTCATAGTCAGATGCTTCCTTCAAGACAAAATTTCTCAAATTAACTTTTTGAATTTCTGTTAATTGTGATGATTTACAAACAGCTTCAGAAACTGCTCTTCTCATGCAGATCAAAAATTGAATTGATTCTGTTAGATTTAAACGCTCATGGATAATCATTTTTGTTCCTCTCCTTAAATATTTGTTTTTGCTTTATCTAATTTTTCCTTGACCTTAAGCATCTTTTTATTTAATGCTTCACGACATTTTTCAGGGTCCTTTGATTTAGCGCAAGCAGACATTCCTTTTCTCATATCTGCTAATTGTGCATTAAGACCCTGAATTTCATATTCCTTCATGCACATTTTCTTTTCTGTTCCTTCTTTATCAGCACAAGCCTTAGCTGCTTTTGATAAGAAGTTTTTGTAAATTTTATAACTAGCATAAACCATTAGTGCTACTAGAGCAGCAACTCCAATACCTGCTATTGCTGTTGAAAGTTTTCCAACTAGAGCAGCAACTCCTGCACTCATTGGAGACATAAAAAAGTGTCTTATAGACATAGCAATAGTACTTCCTGCCAATGCTTTAACTGCTGTATTTCCAACTCCAGTCATAAGAGCAGGATTTGCTGCATCTGCTTCTGTAATTATAGAGAGAGTGTCAACATTTGAAATAATCTCGTTTATAACACTCTCTCCTATATATGGGGTTAATTCATTTTTGTTTATAAGAAGTTGTGTCTTTAATTGTTCAAAAAGTTTTCTTTCATCTTCAATTGTATGATTTGCTTTTGGGGCTTCACCAGAGATTGTGAAAGATAGGACTTCATAATGACTTGCTTCTTTTGTTATATATCTCTTTAATTCTTTCTTATGGTCAACGGATGAAAGATCAACCATAATACATAGAGCCTCACGACACGCCATATCAAATAATAGCGAGTCGTAAGGATTGTAATTTTCTGGAATAAACATAATTGCCCTCTATTAGGTTGCTGAACTTACAATATTTCCATACTTTTCAATTACGTTTGCTTTAATTGCATATACTTGATCTGCTAACTCTTGACACTTTGTTTTGACCCAATCTTCATGCCAAATATAGTCAACATTGAATTCAATTTCTGGATCAAGTCTTCCGATTGATTCTACGTCACTTGTGAACAAATCTTGTGGATCTTTGGTTGGGAATACACCATCATATGCTGCATAGTATTCAACTGTCTTTGCATCTGGTTGAGTTGTCCAGTAATACATAACACATGAATACAATGACTTGGTGTAATCATTTCCAGTTAGATTTGCAGTACCTGTTCTATAGTCTCTGATCATCTTAACCCAACCATGGAAAATATTTAGGATTGGGGTACCAGAAAATTCTAAGAACTTGACTGATACTGAATTGCCGTAATCAATGTTTCCTGGTACTGCCCACTTAATACCACCCAACCCTGTGAACTCGATTTTGTTTAGAGTTCCACCAGGTGGTGTTACTGATAAACATGAGCCTGCTAAAAGGTTAGTGATTGTTTGAACATCTGGCAATGACGCATACTTTGGTAGCTGAGTAGGAATTTTTGCAAAATACACAAAGTGATAACCAGTAATATAAGGATCTGCGATTCCAGTTACAGTACCACCAAAGTTTCTATTTAGTCTGTTATTTGGTACGTTGGCAAATGAATTTTTAATAGCCATTTTCTAAAAACCTCCAAGTTAATCTCCTATTTTTCGTTGTGTAACTATTTTTCCTTTTTATTTTGTTCCGAAACTATAATCCTCTTTTTCTTTTTAATTATTGTCGTTTTTGGGGGAAACGCATCTACCGCAAAGGATTCTTCGTTTTTATGTAAATATTCTAAATATAGGTCTATAAGTTTCATTAAAAACCCACCAAGGATAATTTACAATTTGTTCTTAATATTTCTAAAGATCTCGGTTTATTATCCAGCTGCTATATATATTAATAATTGAAAAGGATGCAACCAATTCATTTTTTTAAAAAAGAAAGGAGAAAGAATTTGACAGCAAAGAGTATTTTATTTTCGATTTTTTATTATATCTCAGCTTTAAATTGGAAAATTGATGTTTTAGACAGCAGAAATGTGGGGATTATTTATATAATTCTTTTTATAATTCCCCCTTTCATTATTCCATTTGGAATGTGGATTTGCATTATTTGGATTGCGGTTATTCCTAGATCTCTTTATCTACTTGGAATTATTGATTATATTCTAAAGAAGGTGGAGAAATAATGACACAACAAGTTTTCGACAAAGTTTATATGAACAAAAATTATTTTCTTGGGTTTGACACAAAAAGCGGTTTCGAAGTTCTAACTGGAATAAATGGAAATCCTGATCCTTTCAATTTAGAACTTCCCTCTTTGATCGACATTGGTATAATGGGGCATTGTCATAATAAATGCCCTATTTGTTATCAAGGAGATGTTGATGAACAACATATGGATATAACAGATTTTATGAAAATTATCAATCAGATGAAGCATCATGTTAATCAAGTTGCTTTGGGCGGAAGAGGAGATCCAAACAAACATCCTCAGTTTGAAGAGTTCTTGATGTATGCAAGACACAACAATGTTGTTCCAAACTATACAACTAGCGGAAAGAATTTAACTCCAGAAGAAGTTGAATTAACAAAAAGATATTGTGGAGCTGTTGCAGTTTCAAACTATTATGAAGACTTTACATATAGAGCTTTAGATATGTTTATGACAGCTGGAGTTAAAACGAACATTCATTTTGTTTTTTCAAAACAGACATTTGATCATGCAATCAACCTTCTAAAAGGAATAGATATTTGGGAAGGAAAGGTTGATTTCACTAAATTAAATGCTGTTGTATTTCTTCTGTTTAAACAACGAGGTAGAGCAGAGAAGATGGATGAACTACGACCAACTGCTTATCAAATTAATCTTCTTGCTCAAGAAATAAAATTCTTAGAACATAATCCACCTCCCTTTAAAATTGGAATGGATAGTTGTCTGGTGAATCATTATTGTGAATTTATTACTTCTCTTTCAGAAGAAGAAAAATTATCTTTAGATACTTGTGAAGCATCGAGAATGTCTGCATATATCAGTCCATCTATGATGATGATGCCTTGTAGTTTTTGTAACATGAATGAAGGGGTATCAATTCAAGATAGACCAATAAAAGATGTATGGGATAATTCGGAAGTGTTCTTAAAAACAAGAAAGGTTCTATTGAACAAAAGAAATTGTTGTCCAGCGGGGGTATGATGAAAATAAAAAGAGATTTTGTAACTAACTCAAGTAGCTCTGCTTTCCTTGTAATTTTTCCTTTTAAAGTTAAGACTCTTGAGGAAGTTGAAAAATATATTCAACCTAAATGGAAAGCAGAAATAGTTTTTTCTGATATAAAACCTCCTATTCCTCTAATACAAAAAAATATAAATAAAATATTAAAGTTTATGCAAGAAGAATTATTAAGAGGGCATATAGAATCTATATATCGTAAATTAAGAGGACATAGAGGATATGGATCACGTTCTGATGAAAGAGTTCATGCAGAAGCTAGATATGGAACAGAAGAAGAATTGTATAACATTCCCTTATGGAGAAATGTATTTTGGAAAGAAATGGATACTAGAGAAAAAGAGTTGAAAAGAAAATATATAATAAATTTTCTAAAACAGAATCCAAAAGGATTTCTATATAAATTTTCCTATGAAGACAAGACAGAAGAAGGAAGCGAAATGGAACACGGTTTTGAAACCGGAAAAACTTTTGGGGCATTACCACATATAACCATCAGCCATCATTGAGGAACGATGATAAATAGAATTTACAAACAAACAGACCACATACTACTGATAAACGAATATGTTGCAATTCCTAAGGATTTTATTTTAGATGGTTTTATAGATATAGACATGATCATGTTAAGCGCAAGAGGCGTTGATGTAAATGAGATAAAAAAATTTCTTATGATATATCAATGTAATAATTTTGTAACTCTAACACCCGGAACAAAAAGAGCAGTATTAGCTGGGTTTTATTCTATGAAAATATTGGAAGGACTCGGCTTTATAGTAAATAACATACCAACAAAAACTCCATTTAATAGTGCTGTTGGAACAACCCCAGCTGCTACATTCTTTAAGGATTCTGAACCATACTTCTTGGAATATCTTGAAAGAGCAGAATTTAGAGAAAAGATGCATGAAAGAGGGGAAGACGATGATCGTGATAGAATGGAGAATAGATCAAGACCTCTTTGTATAATAAATGTAACGAACGTCCTTAATCTTCTCAGAGAAAAATTTGCAGCAGAAACTATAAAAGGTATTATGGAGTTTGAAGAAGCTGTAAAAAGCTAGAGGAAAAATAGCTGCTTGAGACCGAAATCCCAAGCAGCTATTTTTTTAGTTCTTATTATCTGATGTAGAAATTCAACTCAATCTTTTCTACAACTCTGGTTGGTTGTAATGTAACATTAACGTGGAATGTCTTTGTTTTCTTTTCATACTCTGTTGCACCAACGTCAATAGAGTAGTTGTCTAAACCACGTCTGTTCTTAACTACTTCTAGGAAGTCTGTAATTGCACCACTTACTTGACCCCATGTGATAGGATCATTCTGCTCGAAAATGAAATTACGACAATACTGTTCAATAGCTTTCTTGCAGTATAGAACAAGTCTGACGATATTCAAATCTTGCATAGCACTTGGTTTTGATTGTGAAGTTAATTGCCCCCAAACAACATACCCTGCTGAAAACTTACAAATTGGGTTTAGTTGTTTTAGATACATTTGATCACGTTGACTCAATCTTGGATTGAATCTCAATTCTTTAATTGACTCAATTGCTCCTCTGTTGAAACCTGCTGCTGCAAACCATAGTTCGGCA